TTTAGTGATGCTCTTGAACCGGCAACTCATGCCTCAGTTTCGAATATTGGTCAAGAGCCATATGATATCTTCGCAGCTTCTTCTAGCTTCGGCGGGGTCATGGTTGATGGTAACCCGGCGGTCACTGTTAATCTGCAGCTTGCCTACGCTGCCCAATTGGTTGGACAACCTGTAGGGGCACTTGCTTTCCAGTCAACTGACTATCTGTCGGTCAGTGTTGATGGGGTTGTGATCGCTCCGGTCAGTCTGTCTGGGCTGACAACTGTTGCTCAGGTTGTCACGGCTCTCAATGCTGCCATTGACGCTGATACCCAGGTGCATGCTGATGGTTCTACCACCTTCCATGCCTCTGCTCCCAACCATCTGGCGTCTACCGTAGCGTACGGATCTCAGGATATCCTTAAGATCGTTGGCCGTAATGTTGAATCAGCAACAAATGGCCTTCTGTCGGCTGTCCAGGTCTTAACGCCGTCCGGGGCCGGTCAGACTGATGGCAGTTCGATGCTTGGTTTCTCAACTGGCCAAAAGTCAACTGGTTCTTACAGTGCCATTAACCAACCGGCAGTTCAAGTCGGCACTGCTGTCGCTCCTTATAACATCATCGCGTCGTTAAACGACAACTTCCAATTTACTATTGACGGGGTTGACTATGCGGCTACGCTTCCTAGTGGGACCAGTGTTCCGCTGGCTGATGTTGTTGCTTCGGTCAACGCAGGGTATGCTGCTAATGCTTCAGCTGCTGATCAAGCGTTGTATGTTGCAAGTTTGGTTGCTCTTGTAAATCAAGAAAAGACCAACTTCAACACGCACATCACCAGTGCCGTTTACCACTCTACGGCTGATGTGGTTGACACGGTGGTGGCTGCGTCAGCTACTGACCTGCCATCTGCCATCACGCTCGTTAACGCAATTCTTGCAAGTTTCAACTCACACGTTGTCAGCGCCACTTACCATCCGGTTGCTGACACGGCTGACGTCATCACACTTCCCGACGCAATAAACCTGCAGACTGCAATAGTGCTTGCTCAGACCATTAAGCACTATTTTGACGTGCATATTGCCAGTGCCGTTTACCACTTGGTTGCTGATACGGCTGATGCCATCACTCTTAGCAACGCTACACTGGTTGCTTTTGCTGGTGCCGGGGTCAACGCTAACCTGCTGGTTTTGACTAGCAGAATCAACACGGTCAACTCTCTTGTTAGGATTAATTCCGGAACTGCTAACACTGTTCTGGGGTTCGTAACAAGTACATCAGCTTATCGTCATCAGCCGTTTGCCGCTGACATTGTTAACGCTTTGAACGCTAGTTCAAGCTTTAACGCGTTGGCAGTCGCTTATACGGTCAAGTCTCCTGGTCTTGGTAACTTCCTTGAGATTAATTCCTTGACTGATGGTCTTGGATCGTTGATCTCTTTCACTTCAGTTGCCAACTCGGCCCTGACTCCTGACACATGGATCGGGATCACTCCAGGCGTTTCTGGCAATGCTGGCGAACCCGCACAAGCTGGATATACAGTTTTGTCAACGAATCCGAATGGTTCGTTCGGAGTTGGGGTTCCTGGTCAGACGTACACTGACGCAGTTACTGGTCTTCGGTTTACGGTGCTTCCGGCGTCTGCTGGCGACTATTCTGATGGTGGTAGCTTCTCGTTAATTGTGAACCCCACCTTTACCGCTGATGCTTCGATTCCGTACAAGTCGGTCCCGGGTCTTGAGGTCACGGTTTACAATACGTTGAATATGGGGATCGGGACCACTGCACTTGTTCAGACGTTTGGGCGCAGTGGCGAAGAGCCGATGGTGGGTGATACCTACTACATCAGCTATAACTACGCCAAGACTGATTTCAGTCCTGCTCTCTATCAGGACTCAAAGACCATTCAGGCGACTTTCGGACCGCCCACGACGGCAAATCCGCTTTCGTTGGCCTGCCGTTTGTCTCAGCTGAACGGCGCAGTTCTTGTTGGTCTTAGCCAGGTTCCAGTGGTACCTGGTACCGCTCAAGCGTCAGTGGGATCGTACACAGCGGCCATTGACGTTTTGCGTAAGCCAATATCTGGAAGCGTTCTTCCTGATATCATCACGCCGCTTGCAACTGACCCGAGCATTCTGTCCTACCTGAACCAGCACTGCATAGTGATGAGCTCGCCGAGGATGCAGGGTGAACGTACAGCAGTGGTTGGAGTTGCTGCTGGTACCACTCCACTTGGAGTGCAGGCGATCGCTGATGGTCTGGACAGTGAACTGACCACAGTGATATACCCTGATTCTTGGATCATTGGAATCCAGGATAGTTCTGGCAACGTCACTAATCAGTTGGTTGACAGCTCGTATATGGCTGCTGCAGTAGCAGGGTCAACATGCGCTCCGTCAATCGACGTGGGTACTCCTTGGACTCGAAGGTTTATCCAGGGATTCATACAGCCGGCAACACAGCTGGACCCGGTTGAGGCTAACCAGGTGGCTGTAAACGGTGTTACCGTTCTTGAGCTGGTTTCGGCTGGAATCCGCATCAGGCACGGTCTGACCACGAATGTTAGTTCAGTGATCACCCGCACTCCGTCAGTGACTCTGATCATTCAGGACATACAGCAGGCTACTAGAGTGGCTCTTGATCCGTTCATTGGTCAGAAGTTCACTGGGACTACAATCTCATCCGCACAGAGGGCTGTGACCTCAATGTTCGGGAAGAAGACTGGGGTCACTGTTTCGAGTGTGTCTGGGATTTCGGTGACTACGGATCCCAATGATCCTACTATCCTCGATGAGGCTGCTATCTACACGCCCATCTTTCCACTGGAATACATCATGAGTAATATGCAGGTTCGAGTAGTTCAGTAGCCAATAAGTTTCCCGTAAAGAAAAAAAATCAACAAAGTTTAGATGATTCAGTTTTTACGAAACTGAATCATCTAAACTTTAGTTCATATAGTAAATGAATGTTTTGATTACTTTTTCAGGTGCTGCTTTTCTTTCTTTTTTGGAACCAAACGGAATGATTACACTGATTAATTCAGCAGATTTTATCAACAACCAATAGCTATTGTCATAGACAACAATGTTCACGCTAATTGGTTGTGTTTCTATTCCTACTTTAATTGACCCAGTAGCGGCGTAGACTGAATCTTTGCTTTTTTGCTCAGTAAGAGTAGCAGGGATTTTTGTGATTAGATACCTAATATCATCTGACATTGATATTCTAGTTAACTTATTTACAATTGCTTCTTTTCGTTCTTTGGTGATCATGGTGTGCCCAGGTTTCAATACTTTAGTTTTTGTCTAATTTCTTACTTTTTCAGTTTTTACTGGTATGGTGTTGTTGATGAACACGTTAAAGCGTATTGCTTCGTATTTGCCGTCTCTCCAGTTAAAAGACTATGCAGATGCTAGTCCCGATTTGGGAAAGGTTTATGGGGTTGTTAATTACTTTCTTGATTCGTATTTCCATAAAATTGACTATCGAAATGCGTTAGCCAATAGCATAGCGAAATGGGAGCCGTCTAATGCAGATGCCCATATTAAGGAATTGTGGTTAGAATGTGAGATGCATACTACAATTTCCTTGAATAATGCTTATCCGGCGTTTGCTAAGAGCATGAACGCTTGGGCATTTGCTAAGTTGTTTGCCGACCCTTGTGCTTATGAAATTGTTCCATTTCTTGATCAGTATGAATTTAAAGAAGAATTGAAGAATCGTTCTGAATATCGAGTTCAAAGAGAGTTATTGGAAGTTGGGCCAGACACTACAGTTACACTTCCAGTGTATGGC